TAGCGTCATGCCAGCGCCCAGCAGACTGATACTCAGTGCCATTTCGGTAAACACCTGGGGGTAGTTTGATGGGTATGTACATGGCTAAATTGTAGGTAGATTTGAGACAAAAGACACAGTGGCAATGGCTGATGGCACTGCTGGCCGTGTGGGGCTTGTGCCAGCAGCGTATTGCTCAATTGTGACACCGACATCGGTGGGCCGCCACATTATCTCAACATAGTCAGTCGCATTTAAGCTCAAAAAGTAATTCATGGCTGCAATGATGTGATATGGGTCGCCAACACCTTTTCTGGGTGCAAAGCCAAATCGGCTGTTTGAGTTGGCCGAATTTGTGCCATTGACCCGAAACCAGACATCCACATCTTGCGACGCATTTGTCGTGTTTGTAAATTGAATGGAAAACTGCAAGTTCCAGATTCCGGCATCGGCCACAGTAATTCTGGACCCACTGGCCATTGTCACGCCATTGGCAAAGTCTGTGGTGTTAAATGTGACCGCATAGGCCGTGGTGGTGTTGGCCGCCACCTGGTCGGTCGAGTCTTGAAAAGCCCCATGGGGGGTATTCATAAACTTGCCGCCTCTTGGTCCAAACAAAGCGCCAAGCACACTGACCAGTTTTCTGAAGTACCCGTTTAGCGCACCATTGTTTTCAGCAAAGTAGCGTTTCTCATAAGCCTCTGGCGCAAAGCCAAGGCTTGGGATTGATGGGACTTCGAGTTGTTGATTGACGTTGGCCATGGTGCAATTTTATGCCTCAATCAAGCAAAGCGCACTCGGCTTTTCTGCGCTTTAGTAGACCAGGCAAAACCTTACCCCCGCCCTTGGTCCACAGCATGAGCTGCTCTTTTGCGCCTTCCCAGTCACCGGCATTGATCTTTCGTTTCAATGTGGAGGTCTGGAGCCGGCCAACGCCCAGGTTGTAACACCAATCCACGACCGCGTTGCACTTCTTTTCGTCTGTAGCCAATATGGGGCAGTTCCTTAATGCACCAGGCAAGTAAGTATGCTCAAGCTCTATCATCAACAAAGCTCTGGCCGTTGGCTCATCCATTGGCGTGTCCTCCAAAGTCACCTTGCGCTTGTCAGCGTAGTAGGTTGAGCCATAGCCAATGGTGGCCACGCCAGCAGGGCAAAGGTAGGGCTTGGCCCGATAGCCCTCAAACTGGCGGCAAAGGGCAGCAGCCAGCTCTAAGTTCATAGACCCCTCTTGGCCAATGTGCGATCAAGAAACCAGAAGTTGATTGTCCCAGCCAGTAAGGCCGAGAAGTCGGGAGACATCATTATCTTGAACACTTCTACCGGAGGAGCGCCAGTGATCCATGCGTTCCATGCAAACCAGACATGAATGAAGCTCCACACAAACAAAACCCAGTATGTGACCACCGGCCTGACTGATGCGGATAGAGCTGCCGCCCAGCCACCGGCTGCCTTGACCATCTCGGCCTGCTGCTGGATGGCGCTGTTAAAGGCATCCATGACGCCCACATCGACAGCTGCTTCACGCTGTGCGCCAATTTCTGCGAGTTTCTTTGCCCACGCATTTGCTCCAGGTCGCACTGGCGCGAAAACATTAGCGCCTCGTGTTGGCGCTCATTTTTCTTATCAAAAAATTTAAGCACCTCTGGGGCCATCCTAAAGACACCGCCAAAAATTGACCCCAGTATGCCGCCACTTAAAATATCAAACATAAAAATCCACCTTTCTATTTGTAAAGATTTCAAGCCTTAATTTATTTTGCTCATAGGTTTTTGTGTATATCTCAAATTGCAAATCTTGAATCTCTTGCTGCACTCTTTTATTTTCAAGAAAAGCTCGATATTCCTCCTGGTGCTTTTCAATGCGTCTTTCAGTGGCATCCTCTTTTTGCGGGTAGCCAGAGGGGATGACCATTGGGAACAATCGTATTGAATCAATCACGATGAATAAAAATCCAATAGATATAGTTTAAAGGAACTGCTAACCAAAGCAATATTTCTAACATATCCATTACTTCTTCTCCCTCTCAAGTGCATCCTTGTAAGCAATAACAATCTTATGTCTTAACTCTGCACTATCAGCTGCACCCGCCCATTCAGATAAATTATTCCAAATCACAGTCATGTCGGAACTTTTGCATAAACTCTTATGTTTTGTAAGCCAAGCAGACATTTGCTGATGACGTTCACTTGGGTTGTGAACTGTATAAGCAATTGTATAAAACTCTCTGACGCTGCATAAGTCTTTGCTTGTGGCCCCGACCAGCCCCAATAACAGTAACAGAATAAGCCAGCGCATTCATTTCAATCCTCTGACATATCGCTGGCTGCAAGGTTGATGCGGGTCTTTAAGGCTGGAATATCTTCTGGCTTGTCTTTAAACCCAATGGCAATGTAGCCGGCAAACTTGCCTGGGTCTGGCGGGATTGAACCTCGGCACATGAATTTCACGCCCTGCTTGATGCCCCATTCACCGACCTTGCTTGACGGATTAAATTCCTCGCACAGCACCTCATTATTTAACATGGCCACCATGGCAGCGTTGCGGTCAGCGCTTGCGTTGAAAAGGCTTGTGACAGTCCCCTCAATGGCCTTCTCTCTTGTGCCATCGGCATTGAGCGCCAGCACAGTGGTGCGGCTATTGGTGGCCAAGTTGGCCTTATGGATCAGCAAGACAATGCCATCCACATCCTTCATCAGACTTCTGGCCGGTATGAGCAATTGCTCTTGCTTGGCCAGCTGGGGCATCTTGTCTTGAGTTGTAATAGCGTGAAGCAGCACTTGCCTTGAGTCCCAAGCAAAGTATCCGGCAAAGGCCAGAAACGACAGCAAGATCACTGTGAACAATTTGAACGGGTTATCCACCCACTCGATCAGGCCAATGACCTTGCCCAAGGTTGAGTCGTCTTTTTTGGCTTCTTTGGGTGCAGCTGGCGCGGCCAGAGTCACATTGACCTGGCTTGTTGGCGCAGGCTTTGGCCTTGACCTTTTAACTGGCGCGACCTTGGCCGCTGCTCTTTTGACTGGTGCTTTTGTCATTTCATCGCCCAAAAAATAATGAATGTACCCCAGACGACAAATGCCGTGATGCAGGCCGCAGCAATGAGTGCCACGGCCCAGTCTTTCATTTCATCAACGCAAAGATAATCCCACCCATCCCTGTAAGCATGACCCCACTAGCTGCCATGATGACGTTCTCTAACCTTTTAAGTCTGCTACACAGCATCTCGTATCTGAGGGTGCACACCTGTTCATGGCTGTTTAGCCTAGCTTGAGTTTCATCCATTTTCAGCTTCTTTAGGAACTTGCGCTTCAGCCTGTTCTTTGATTTTAAGAATCAGAGGCCACACGCCTGACTTGCTTGGTAACTCACCAAGAGTCTGCAAGACAAAGTTAATCTCGTTAACGTCTAGTTCTAGCTTCATTGTGTAGCCCCAGATTCTTGAGCCAATTCAGCCGCAGCCTGTGCCGCTTCAGCAGCCAATCTTTGTGCTTCACGTTCAGCAGCAATTCGTGCTTGCTCTGCCTGATAAGCACTAACAATTTCAGCAGTCCATGCCGTATTGCAGATAGCAACCACATTGGCAGGGACTCCAGTTAAGTCTTGCGCTGGAGTTAAACTTGAACGATGGTAGGTTTGGCTAATTTGATTGCCATCTTCCATGATGCGAGTAGCCTCACGATAAAGAATAATTCCATTCTCGGTTACTGTAATTTGGTCAATGACTGTTTGTTTTGTGAGTGACATTTTGATTTCCTTTGGTTAAGTGTCCGACTAAGCCATCCGACTTAGTTATACAGGATAGGTTGCAGATAACATTAGATATCCACCAACTGCACCAGATAAAGTTAATGCGGTTGGGCCAGATGTTTCTGTCAAATATAAATCCATTTGTGTTGCACCTTCAGTTACTAGAGGATAAATAGCAAGTGCTGTAAGTTGTTTGTATGTAACAGAAGCACCGCCATTACCACCATTTACAGCAGAAGCAGTTGTAAATGGCAATCCAGTAATATTTACACCCGCACCGCTTCCAGTTCCACTAGCAATTAAAAGACGGATAAAGACTGTGACTTGCTTGCCAATCTTTATGTAATTGCCATATTGTTGTGAATAGGCTACTGAAGTGATACCTGTTATTGCAGGTGTAAAAGTACCTTCCTCATAGTCATCTAGCGTATTAGCGTCTGTAGATGCTGATTGAGTTGCGGGGAATGCTATACCAGTACCAGATGACAAAGTTCCACCTGCAAGTGCAAAAGTTTGTGCTGTTTTAGATGAAGCAACAATGTTTCCATCACCATCAGATAACACAACAAAGTTACTACCTGTTGCAGAGATAGGTGCGGCAGAACCTGTGTAAGAACCGATGATGGTGTTTTTTGCACCCGAAGTTACAGCAGAGCCAGATGAGTAACCAAAAAATTGGTTACCTGCGCCAGTTGATAAGTAACCTGCTTGATAACCCACGGCACTTGAATTAGATGCTGTGGTGTTGCTGTAAAGGGTGTTAAATCCCAATGCAGTACAATTACCCCCCGAGCTATTTACATCAAGTGCATTGTTACCAAATGCGGAGTTGTTACTTCCTGTATTAGCATAAAGGGCCGCAACACCGACCGCAGTATTTCTAGCTCCTGAACTTGTTGTGTAAGAAGCATAAGCACCAACTGCAACATTTTCTACACCAGACAATGATGGCCCTGCACTATAACCAAGTGCTGTTGTGTAAGGAGACGCATTACCTGAGGTTAATCCATACACAGTACCCAATGCAGTAGGCGTAGCGGCAGAAGCACCACCTGATGAAGCAATCGTAATTGCACCAGGTGCGTTGGTAATCGTTACGCCAGAACCCGCTGTTAATGTTGTACGAGTAAATCCTGA